AATCTCCAATTGGTTCTGCTCGGAGCTGAGCACACGCTCAACAAGCTGATCCGCAAGTGAGACCGACATAATCAATCGCACACGCCCCTCCTCCAATTTCTTGGTGGAGTGGGGCTCGTTCTTGACGAAGACCCGAATTGGGTCACACAATCCTGCTTTGACTAGCTCTTCAGCCGTCATTTCACTGCAATTACATGTACACAAAGCTTTTAACCGTTGCATCACACACGCCCAAACTACCCCCCCAAACTCTCGCATGATAACTCTGTTATTAGGAGCCAACTTCATCCATGGTACACCGGGCGAGGCATCCATGTTTACGCAGGCTTCGATTCGCAGCGCATCGCGTAAGAGAGCAAATCCCTCAGGAGAGTAATGGCCTTGGAACCACTCTCCGAAGAGACTCGCGGTTTCGACAGCTCTGACTGAATGCGGTCGACTCTCGCTTGCAAGTCCTTGGAGGAAAGCTGAGTATTCTGCTCGGGTGCAGACTTCTCGCTCGCTTTCGCACTGCCTTTCGGCGCGCTTGGCGGCTTGGAGTCTGAAGCTTTGCTTTTCTGCTTTCGGCCCCCTTGGCGGCCAGGCGAACCCGAGACCCTTTGACCAGGTTCCGAATTCTTTTGGCGGAGCTGGCGGATGGAAGATACATTGTGTTCGCCCACAGTACTCCCACCCTTCAACCCACCAATGGGGATGTTCGTGCCACTCGTACTCTCCAATGACTGAGAGTTCTGAGTAACCCCACCCGAGTGATGTGGGGCCTTCGCATTTCCCGAGTTCGCAACGCCTCCGCCGCCCGCCCCAATGCCGGTGAATGCCTCCTCCGACACTGGGCGTGTTCGCGTCTCCACGTTCACGCTAAGCGAGTTTTGGTCGCGTCGAACTCCGAACTCGGAAGACTTCCGAGAAGCCGCAGCCTCACCGAAAGCCTCATCGACCACGGAGTCCAACACAGCGTGGCGGCCAGCCAAGCGGGACTCAAACAACGGGAAGTCGGGCAGCTCATCACCGTCCTCGTCCACGTAGTCCGACCATCGCCTCCCGCGAGGCTCCCAGTCAGGGTCCGAACGAACCGAGTACTGGCCCCTAGAGGCGCGCACCCGGGCCTTCCGGCCCTTAAGTAGAATGTCAAACTCGTCATAGTCACCATCGATCTCCGGAACACGGGTCCAAGCCTTGGAATGATCCTTGGTCTCTTCGCCGATAAGGAATGGCTGGATTGAGACTCCGGTGTTGAAGGTACCGCTTGGGCATGAACCACGGTGCACTCCAACAACTTTTCCGTTGCGCAACAACGGGGAGCCTGACCACCCAGCCTCGGTGGACGCAGTGTGCGAGAACGTGAATCCTCGTCCACACTTCGCCTGACCCAGAGACATGGCAACCTCTGAGCCGTCGTAACCATAGACGCGTGCGACAAACTTCTCTGGGGGGTTTGCATCGGTCCTGGCAGCCGTAACCCCGAGAAAGGACCAGACATGATCTGGGACCTCAACCCCAATCACATCCAGCGCTGACTGCGAAGAATAGCACCAAATCGGCCAGTCCGGGTCGAAAGGTACGGTTTTGTCCTTCCCACACAAGGCCGGCTCGGCGAGCCGCGACAACTGCTTGAACACATGAGCGCTCGAGAGTAGCACGGACATGCCAGGCCCGACGGTAACCCGACAACCCAACCCCAAATTGGAATCGGGATCCTTGTAGGGTCCCAACCCAACGATAAAGGTTGGTAACTCGGAAATCTTAGTGATAGGGTTGCCTGGGATTTTCGCCTCGAACCAGTGTGTACGAGGCGTAGAAGCCAGCTTTGCCAAAGCGGTTCCCCAAGACTCGTGTTGCAGGCGGATCCTCTTTCCAGGGAGGCCGGGTACTGCAATATAGGGGCCGTCGGTATCGAAGGAAACCGTACCACTAAGATCTGCGCGCGGCTTCCGGG